CGCCGCTCGGGCTCGGTATACAACGAATTCCGATTCGGCCGCCGGATTGTGGCCGTTGGGGGTGGGTTTCATGCCGATGAGCGGCCGGAAGCCCAAGCCTGAGGGCCAAAAGCGGCATCGCGTGCCGCCGACGTACCAGTGGATCGAGGTCGTCCACAAGCGCTACACCGGTCCCGTGCCGGAGCTGCCGGAGCAGCCGCGGTACGACGGTGAGCCGGATCCGGCGCCGGAACCGAAGCGGCTCCTCGGCCGCGAGGGGCGCGCGATGTGGGAGCGGGTGTGGGCGGATGCGGCCGGTGTGCCGGTGAATCCCGAGTCCCTGCTGGTCCTGTGTGAGCAGATGGACGAGCGGTGCGCGCTGCGCGTGAAGGTGCTGCGCGACCACCAGCCCGGGTTCCGCACGGCGCTGCGCATCCTCGATCAGCAGATCGCTTCCGGCCTCGCCGGTCTGAAGCTGCGGAACGTGCGGCAGGTGCCGCGGCAGTGGCCGCGCCGGACGCTGCGGTGGTGGGACACGGTCTCGCACATGCCGCATTGCGTGCTGTGGGACGAGTCGGATTGGGAGTTCGCGGTGGATACGGCGCACGTGGCTGCCGCGTTCCATGCGGGGGATGCGCGGTTCGCGAACGAGTTGCGGCAGCGTGAGAAGCATCTGGGTGTGACGATGGACAGCCGCCGTGATCTCCGTATCCGCTATGTGGACGCGGTCGAGGAGCCGGCCGCGGACTCGGCGGTGGTGACGGCGATGGATGCGTACCGGCGTGCGGCCGGCGGGCCGCAGCCCACGTGATGGCCACCCCCGGTCTCTCCGTTAGGTAAGAGCTACACGCGGGCGCAGCGAACGGTAAGCGTCGGACCTCGCCGCCGGGTGGTGATCGCCGATGACCGCGACCCTGGACCCGCCGCCGACGCGCGGCGCGATCCGCATCGGTCCGGAGGGTTTCCCGCCGTGGAACCGCACGTTGGCGGACGCGATCCTCCAATGGCAACTGGAGTACCTGCGGCAGCCGGACGGACCCCACGCGGGGGAGTCGTGGCGCCTGACGAACGAGCAGCTGCGTTTCGTCTGCTGGTGGTACGCGATCGATGATGCGGGCCGTTTCGTGTACCGGCGCGGGGTGCTGCGCCGGATGAAGGGCCACGGGAAAGATCCGCTGGCCGCGAGCCTCGCCGCGACGGAGTTTGTGGGTCCCTGCCGCTTCGGCGGCTGGGATGCGCACGGTATGCCGGTCGCGATCCCGCATACGGCCGCGTGGGTGCAGGTCGCCGCGGTCAGCATGGATCAGACGCGGAACACGATGACGCTTCTGTCCCCGATGCTCTCGGACGAGGCGGTCACCGAGTACGGCATCGATATCGGGAAGACGGTGCTGTACAGCCGCGCGGGTGGCCGTATCGAGGCCGTCACATCGTCGCCGCGTGCCGCCGAGGGTGGCCGGCCCTCGATGGTCATCAAGAACGAGACTCAGCACTGGTTGCCGAACAACGAGGGCACCGAGATGTCCAAGGCGATCGCCCGGAACCTGGCGAAGTCCCGGGACGGTTCCGCGCGCTCCCTGGCGCTGACGAATGCGCACGATCCCGGTGAGGGCAGCGACGCGGAGCGTGATTGGGAGGCGTACCAGGCGATCGAGACCGGCGTGTCCCGCGCGACGGGGTTCCTGTACGACAGCCTGGAGGCGCCGGCGGATACGGAACTGTCCGATCGGGACTCGCTGCGCGCCGGCCTGCTGCTGGCGCGCGGCGATAGCACCTGGCTGGACGTCGACCGGCTGATTGAGGAGATCTACGATCCGGCGACCCCGGCCTCAATGTCCCGGCGTTTCTACCTCAACCAGCTCACCGCCTCGGAGGACGCATGGGTCGCCCCCCACGAGTGGCACGCGTGCGTCGCGGCGGAGCCGCCGGATTACGATGCGCCCATCACGCTCGGCTTCGACGGCAGTGTGCGCGACGACAGCACCGCCCTGGTCGCCTGTGGACTCGATGGGCGGCTAGAACTCGTTGGCTGCTGGGAGAAACCGGACGGGCCTGCTGGCGAGGACTGGCAGGTCGACCGGGTGGCGGTGGATGCCGCGGTGGCCCGCACGTTTGAGACCCGCGCCGTCGTCGCCTTCTATTGTGACCCGGCGCACTGGCAGGACTATGTGGACCGGTGGACGAGTGAGTACGGCGAGCGCCTTGAGGTGAAGGCCACCCTTGGTCGGCCGCTGGAGTGGTGGACGAACCGGCAGCGGGCGATGGCGGAGGCCCTGGCCCGTTTCCACGATGCCGTCCTCGACCGCCGGCTGTGCCATGACGAGGACCCGGTCCTGACCCGGCACATCCTGAACGCCCGGCGCCGCATCAACCGCTCCGGCGTCGCGATCGCGAAGGAACATCCCGCGTCGGCACGGAAAATCGATGCCGCGATGGCCGCGTGCCTGGCGTACGAGGCGCGCGCGGATGCGGTGGCCGCGGGTGTACGTACAACACCGGAGCACCGGAACAGGCGCCTTTTCCGCTTTTAGCACACAGCCGAGGGGGGTGGCTGCGTGCTCGACGACACCACCACCCCCGGCGCCCCCGGCTGGTGGCTCCTGCGCCTCGGCAAGCGCCTGACCGCCGATCGTGACCGCTTCGACCGCCTGGAGGCGTACGCGCAGGGAAAACACCCGCTTCCCTTCGGCAATCGGAAGATGCGGGAGGCGTACAAGCGGTTGCAGGCGCAGTCGCGCAGCAATTACGTGGGCCTCGTCGGCGAAACATTGTTGGAACGCATCAAGGTCCAGGGGTTCCGCAGCGGCGGCAGCGGTAGCGACACCACCGATACCAGGGCGTGGGGGTGGTGGCAGGAAAACCGGATGGACGCCAATTCCGGGCTTGTGCACCGCGCGGCCGTCGTCATGTCCCGCGCCTACGTCATCGTCGGGGACGACGGCACCGGCCGGCCGCTGGTGACCGGTGAGGACCCGCGGCAGGTGATCCACGAGTCTGATCCGGAGGACCGGTACGCGATCCGCGCCGCGCTGAAAGTCTGGACGGACGACGTCGAGGCGAAGGCGTTCGCGGTCCTGTATCTGCCGGACAGCATCCACTACTACCGGTCGCGGATGCCGCTGTCGCGGGAAACGGAGCCGTGGCGACTATCCGCATGGGACATTGATCTGTCCAATACGTTCGCGCCGGACGGTGCCGCGGTGAACGAGCTGGGCGAGGTGCCGGTGGTGCCGTTCACGTGCCGCCCGGATCTCGCCGGCAACGGCCTCGGCGAGTTCGAGGACGTCACGGACATTCAGGACCGGATTAACACGATCACCCTGGACCTGTCGGTGATCTCCGGTATGCAGGCGTACCGGCAGCGGTGGGTCAAGGGCATCGATGTGGAGGACGAGAACGGGAACCCGCAGACGACGTTTGATCCCGGCGCGGACCTGCTGTGGGCGACGCCGGAGTCCGCCGCGCAGTTCGGCGAGTTCAATCCGACGGACATCAGCCCCCTGATCAAGGCCATTGACAACTCGGTGCAAACGCTGTGTGCCATCACCCGCTGCCCGCCGCACTACCTCCTCGGCCAGATGAGCAATCTGAGCGGCGATGCCCTGGCCGCGGCGGAAACCGGTCTGGTGTCCAAAGTGGTGGAGCGGGAGCAGGAGTTCGGCGAGAGCTGGGAGGCCGTGTACCGCCTCGCCGGGAAGGTCATGGGGGCCACGGTGCCGGCCGACGCGGAAGTCATCTGGAAGGACCCGCAATTCCGGACCCTCACGGAACTTGCCGCCGCGTCCGTGCAGCTCGAAGCCGCGGGTATGCCGTGGCGCAGCCGCATGGCGATGCTCGACAAATCGCCGCAGGAAATCGAGCGGATGCAGAAGGAGCGCGAGGAGGACGCGGCGCTGAACGCACCGATCCCGGTCCAGACACCGCCGTTAGCGACCCCGGTAGGTGCGGTGAACGCGTCGGTGCCGCAGGCGGAGAGTTAGTGGGAGGCGAGGATGGCGACGACGCCGAGCGCAGACGACATGCGGCGCCTGGTGAAGCAGGGCAAGGCGATGCCCGCGCCGGGGCAGGCGCGGCCGGGGCGGTTCCAGATCCGGAACGGCGGAGATCTCCACAACGCCATTCTTGCTGTCGGCCGCGTGCAGCCGGCGACAGACGAGGCGCGCGCGAAAGTCAGGCGGTTCATCATCAAACGCGCGCGTGAGCTGAACCTGCCGAACCGTATCCCGGACAACTGGAACGCGGACGGCAGCCTAAAAGGCTGACACACCAACACATTCACCGCGTCAGGCGCCGTAACGGCGGCCGGCGCACCCGAAACGGGACGAGAAAACCATGTCTGACGACGACAGCGAGGCGCAGCAGCTCCTCGATACGGCCGTGAATGCCGGCAAGGACGGTGCGCCGGCCGCGCCGCCGGCCACCACCGCAGGGGCAGCCGAAACGGCGTCCCCGTGGGATGCGCTGGGCAGCTACGAGGACGTGAAGAAGCGGCTTGAACACGCACGAACCTGGGAGAAGCGCGCCAAGGAGAACGGCGACGCCGCGAAACGCCTCACCGAGATCGAAGAATCACAGAAGACGGAGCAGCAGAAGCTGACCGACCGCCTGACAGCGGCGGAACAGGAGCTGGCCGGGCACCGTATCCGCGAAATCCGTGCGCAGGCGGCGCGGGATGCGGGCCTGGACGCCGACATGGCGCAGTTCCTCACGGAATCCGAGCCTGACGCGGCGCTGGCGCAGGCGAAGGTCCTGGCGAAGAAGCTGCAACCCGGGAAACCGGATCTACGACAGGGGCCGCGCACCACCGCGAAGGCACCCGAGGACATGAACACCTGGCTGCGTCGCGCAACCGGGCACCAACGCACCCCCTAAACGAGCTGGCATAGCCGCACCAGTGGGGCGCTCGCAACGATTTCCGGAGGACAACCCCCATGGCCGACTATGGCGAGTCGATTACACGTGCAACCAGCGGGTCCGATCCGCTGGTGCCGGAGCCGGTGAGCGCGGAGATCATCGAGGAACTGCCGAAGCAGTGCGCGATCCTTCAGCGTGCGCGGTCGGTGCCGATGTCCGCGAAGACGCAGCGCCTGCCGGTGCTCGATGTGCTGCCGCTGGCCTATTTTGTGGGCGGCGACACGGGTTTGAAGCAGACGGCGTCCCAGAAGTGGAAGAACGTCACCCTGGTCGCCGAGGAAATCGCGGTCATCGTGCCGATTCCCGAGTCGTACCTGGCCGATGCGGACGTCCCGGTATGGGACGAGGTGAAGCCCAGGATGACGGAGGCCATCGGCGCTCTGGTCGACAGTGCGTGTCTGTTCGGCACAGGGCGGCCGAGCACCTGGAACACCAGCGTGTATGAGGGCGCGGTCGCGGCCGGCAACACGGTCACGATGGGCACCGGCGTCGACCTCGCGCAGGACGTCGCGCACATCGGCGAACTGCTCGTGCAGGACGGCTACAGCGTTGACGGTTTCGTCGCACGCCCCGGCCTGAACTGGCGCCTCACCGGCCTGCGCTCGGCGAGCACCAACCTGCCGATTTACCAGCCGGACCTCCAGGACGGGCGGCCGGGCGGCAACCTGTACGGCTACCCGCTGACCGAGGTCGACAACGGTTCGTGGCTGGAATCGGAGGCGCAGCTCATCGCGGGGGACTGGGATGACGCGCTGCTGGGCGTGCGGTCGGACATCTCGTTCAAGCTGTTCACCGAGGGTGTGATCTCCGATGACACCGGAAAGATCGTGCTGAACCTCATGCAGCAGGATTCGATTGCGATGCGGGTCACGATGCGGCTCGCGTTCGCGACGGCGAACCCGGTCACCCGGCTGAACGCGAACTCGACGAGCCGGTACCCGTTCGCGGTCCTCACCTCGGCCGGCGCCGCATCCTGATCGATCCACCGTGGAGGGGGCGGGGGTGTGCCGGTGCGCGTGTTAGCGATGCTGCACCTGTACACCCCCGCCCACTGCGCCGGCGCCGCGGTCGCGGCGCACAGCCTG